TCTCCAGTGTTCTAATTCACAACCAGAATAAACTAACATATCTCCTGGTTTTAAATCTACTTTAACACCTTTCTTACCAACTTCTCCAGATGGCTCTAAATATATTGGCCAATCATCACCACCAAGATTCATAGTAGTAGATATCTCGCAACTAAATCTATCTTTGTGTCTTTTTAAGATATCGCCTTTTTTATAAATTCTTGCATAAGTATATGCAGGATATAATTTAAGTCCTGTTGCTTTTTCCATATCTGGTAAACATTTTAATAGTAATGTTTCCATAGCCATATTTGCATATTGAGAATATGTATTTGGTATCTGTTCATTCTCACCTTCATAATAACCAATGATAGTTTCAAATGGCGAAAAATATCTTGATGCTTTGCAAGTATCATAAACTTGCTTTTGCATTAAAAAATAATTTGCAACAAAAGATGCTAAGTCTTTTGATATTGCTTTTCTAATAACTGTGTATTTATTTTTTTTAAATGACATCTTTAGCCATCTCTTTCGGTACAGCTTGTATATTCCAATGTATAAACCTAAACGGTTCGTAACCATAATCCACTGCATATTCGTGTTCTAAATATCCAGGAAATATAATTAATGTACCAGGTGTAGGTTTAAAATGTATAAGCTCACTACCATTCCAAACACCTTTTATATCTGGTTTCATTTTTAATTTTGTAGCACGTGCACCTGTTTTAGGTTCGTGAAATATTGGATAAGAAGTTTTATCTGAACACTTTAGAAAATAAAAACCTGATACGTGTTGATTCCAATGTATGTGTGCAGAGTGATGACCACCACCTTTTTTAGCAAACTCTTGTACCCATAGTTCACTAAACATAGTTTGATATTGTTGCATATCATAACCCATATGATCTAAAAACTCCCAAGACTTTTGACCAATATAATTTCTAAAATCTAAAAAATCATTATCAACAGTTAATGGTGTTGAGTGATGTGACAATCCAAAGTCACCGTGTTTTTTAATATGCTCTTTGTTTCTGTTTCTTGCTTCTTTAATATATTTGTTACTTGCTTTATTTAAAGACTTAACAAATTCTGGTTTTTGTTCTGACCAGACAGGTGTACTAAAATAATTATTTATAAACATTATCTAAACGGCTTTCCTAAATGCCAGACAACAAGACTATATCTTGTGCCAGCAGTTACTGGTTTAACTCTATGCCACACAAACGAAGGAAATACAATAATAGAACCTTTGGGTAATATCTCTTTACATTGTATTCTATGCTTCGATTCATCTCGCATATGTGGATCATAGTTTCTAAAATCAAATTCTAATTCACCACCTTTATATTCTGAACCATCTGTTAACTGACAAGTCATAGATAGTTTTCGAATTCTTCCGTGCTCTGGATGATTTTGATCTTTACGATCATATGGTTTATCCCAACCATCACAGTGCCAATCATAATATTGATTTAATTTATATTTTGTAAATTGACAAGACTCTGATCTTTCCCAATCAAAATTCCAACCAGCCATTTCATTTGCTCTATGCACATATGGATGTAATTCTTTGTATATCCAAGTATCATTTAGCCATACTAAATCAGAGTTTCTTTTTCTTTTTAAATCTAATACTTCTTGTTTTGATAAATCTCTATCACCATAACCACCTGTTCTTGCCATAACTTCTTTTTGTTCGTTGGCATATTTGATTACTTCATCACAAAATTTAGGTGTAAGAACCCCACTAAAATACCAATAGTAATTAGATATATTCATAAGTTATGGTTTGAACAAAATTCAAACTATCTTTCTGATCATTTGATACAATATACATATTAGTAGATGGAAACATAACAAACATATTTTTTTTAAGTTCTATGTCCCAACTTCTTCCTTTACGTCTATTGTCATCAAAATGTATTCTTACCCAACACTTATCAACTTTAACTCCATAAAGCATTGTAAAGTCAGGTGAGTTTCGAAGATTTACTGGATCAACATTTAATAAAGGTTTAGATATTTGACCGGGTTTATAAATGTCACCCCAAGAATCTTTATTAACTAAACTAATACCATAATCAAGACCTATAAAGTCTCTCATATATGTATTTAACATATCCCAAGTTCTTGAGAATGGAAATTGTTTATTAGTAAATGAGGATTGTAAAATATCGTTAGTAAGTTTTTCTTGGTCTATCTCAAAACCTTTCGGCATATCGATATCACCATAAAATAGACTTTGTTCTGTTAATACTTTCTTTTGCATACCACCACCATTTTTAATTTATGCTCTTGAGTCTGTCAAGTCCCAAGTTGTATTAGCTTCATTCCAAACGTAATGCCAGCTATGAGTATCTGCTTCGTTTTGTGAAGTTTGTTCTTCTGTTAATGCTGGAGCATCACCTATTGGTGATTTCCAAGAAGCTGATTCAATATGTTTTACCCAAGATGCATAAGGTTTTTTAGGCCAGAAGATTTGATCATCTTCATCCCAAGTATAACCGATACCTGCATAGTTTCCTCTAAATGGAGTTCCACCGTTTCTATGTTGTCCGCCAGATGTATTATATGAAGTTTGAATCCACATTTGTGCAGGCCAATTATTGTGTTGTTCTAAATATTGTTGACCTACTGCTTCGTCTTCTACTCCATCAGCATTTAACATATTATCATTATCAAGTGTTAATACTTGAATAACTTTTCCGTTTGCTCCTAGTTTTGCAAAATGTGCCATAATGTTTCTCCTTATATATTAATTTTAATTTTTAATCAACTATTGAAATTTGTACCTTATTATTACTATACCTGATCCACCTGTTGCACCACTAGGTGCTTCATAGTCACCACCACCAGCTCCACCACCAGTATTAGTAGATCCATTAGAACCTGACTGTTGGTCATTACTTCCTCCACCTCCACCACCACCAGATCCACCAGATCCACCAGATCCAGTTGAAGTAGTATTAACACCTCCACCACCGCCACCAGCATAAGCTGTTGGTGTTCCTGAAATAGAAGTTGTTGCACCAGCTCCACCATTTCCACCTGGAGCGGGGTTTACTGGACCTGCACCATTAGATCCTGCGCCAGTTGCTCCACCACCGCCACCACCGCCACCAAATGGTCCATTAGGTGAAGATCCACCTGAATTTCCTTGAGGTGGACTTACAGGAGGTGTATTACCTGATCCTCCAGGTGAATTTGTATCGTGCCCAGCACCTCCACCTGAACCACCATTATTTTTAGAAACTGGTGGTGTACTCTGAAAACCACCAGCTCCACCACCAGTAGATGTAATTGTTGAAAAAACAGAGTTTGCTCCTTGAGTAGCATCATATGGAGTATTGTAAGCACCTGTATTACCAGCTCCACCAGCTCCAACTGTAATTGGATAAGCTTGAGCAGTAACAGTTACTGCTGTTCCTCCTGGATTACCATTAAGTGGACTGGCTGTATAAGAATCAGCTGGACCTTTATATTCTCTAAACCCGCCTGCGCCACCACCGCCACCTCCAGTGCCTCCACCACCAGCTACTACTAAATATGAAACAGTATTATTAGCAGCAGTAGCTGAAGCATTTAAAACTGTAAATGTTCCTGGTCCTGTGAATGTGTGAATTTTATAATCCCCTGATGTTGTAATGGTTCCACCTGTCGCTACTAAATTTGGATTACCTACAACATTACTTGTTGAGTCTTGAACATTTTTCCAACCCTCTGTGGCATCAACATAAATAAAAGTTACTGATTGACCTTCAGTAGATAAAATAGCATTTGCTGAAACACCACCTATGTTTGATGAATTTCTTGCAACTGTAACAGCATTTGTTTGCCAAGTATTTGTATAATCTGATAAACTTACAATATCACCAGCAGATGGTGATGCAGGTAAAGTAACTGTGATTGTTCCACTTGTTGTGTTTATAAAATAACCGTTTCCTGAAACCGCTGTGAACGATGCAGTTTTAGCTGTCGTATCCCAATTAACTGTACCTGTACGACCAAAACCTGTCTGACTTGCTCCACTTGCTAATTCAATTGTATCTCCTGAAGCACCCAATGTAATTGTAGTTCCTGATTGAGAAATTATACTTCCGCCATCAGTGGCTTTTAATGCATTTGATTTTAAATCTCCATTAACTGTTACTGGAACACCTGCTGTAACTGATACTGAATCACCAGAATCTCCAACAGTTACTGTACCACAATTTGTTCTTGGACTAATTTTATTTACTTTTACTTCACTCATAATTTACCTATTGAAATTTATACCTTATTATAACAATTCCACTACCACCTGCGCCACCATCTATTGTTGGACCAACAGAATTACTTCCACCACCTCCACCGCCGCCGCCAGTGTTTGCTGTTCCTGCTGTAGTAGTTCCACCACCTGGTCCTGAAGCACCTGCTCCACCGCCACCAGAGCCTCCACTACCGGCTGAACCTGATTGACTTCCACCTCCTCAGCCA